CTCAAATGGAGCGGTTTATTGAGTTCAATACCCATGAGACCCAGTGCGGTTCTCTTAGGGTTCTCTTCCAGCATGATCATGCCGACTGTCTCACCGGCCTTGATCAGGTGGTGGGCAATCTCACGAACGATGGCCGACTTACCTACGCCTGAGCCTGCAGTCATGGTCACGAGCTCACCCTTGCGAGCACCGTGAGTCAGACCTTGCAGTCCTTCCCAGGGGTAGGAGATGGCTGGGATCACCTCGTTGGAGGAGACCTCAGCCCAGAGATCTTCACCGGCTAGGATGCCATCAGGGCGGTAGGCCTTGGCATTCCACATGGCTGTGACGATGGCCTCAGGCTGGCCCTTCTGGAGGCACTCATTGGCATCCTTGAAGGGCAGCGTGGCGATCTTTGCCTTGCCAGGTTCGAAGAGCTGTACACACTCAGCAGCAGCAGCCTTTCCAGGTTCGTCCATATCGAACATGAAAATAACTTCTTCGAACTTGTTGAAGTACTCCAAATTTTTTGCAATGGATTTTTTTGCACCACTGGCACCGTTAGGTACAGAGACCACGGGCCACTTGTTGCCTTGCACCTGGCTGACAGTAAGACAATCGATCTCACCTTCAGTGACGATGATCTTCTTGCCTGAGTTCCAGAGCTGGGAGCCGAAGAGACAGGAGCTCTGTCCCTTGGTGTCTCCTAGGACCGGGAAGTCTTTACTCTGGGTGCGGATCTTTTGGGCAATAAGGGTTCCACTCGCATCGTAGTACGGGGCAATCTGGACAGTGCGTCCCTGGTACTCGCCAACCTGGTAGCCAAATTTCCTGCAAGTGTCCTCGCGGATGCCTCTTTTGATCAGGTCCTGGTATGATCCAGAGATCAAACCCTTCTCCTTCTTCACCGTAGAAGTCGGTGTATTTGAACATTCACCGTCACCTTTGACATGAGTGTTACAAGCAAAACAAAACTGGTGGTTGTCCGAGTACAAAGAGTTAGCATCGGACGAGCCGCAGTTCTCACAAGGTATGTGTCTCAGAAATGTACTTTCGTCCTTATCCATATATCTTTCGGTTAGTTATCCAATTGTGCAACCTTAAGCCACTCGGCCACGTCAAATGACGGACAAGCCTTGTGGACATTAGGGAAATCTCGGTGACCCTGGATCTTGGCCTTGGGGTATCGCACCTTCAGGTCAACCAGGAGCTGCTTGAGGGAGGCGAACTGTTCCTTGGTGAAGTTGTTCTTCGCCTTGGTGTGATCGTCAGCGTCCACTCCACCCACCATGCAGATGCCCAGTGAGACAGAGTTCCAGTCAGCCACGTGGGCTCCGATGACGCTCTCTTCCCTGCCCTCCTCCACGGTGCCGTCTCGACGGATCACGTAGTGGTAGCCAATGCAGGCCCAGCCATTCTTCCGGTGCCACTTGTCAATGTCCGCAGCACCAAAGTTCTGGCCAGCGGTAGCACTGCAATGAATTGCGATGAAGTCAGTCTTCTCTCGCTTCTTAGTATTAGCTTTATATACCATTCTTCTTTTCCTTCAGCCACGCATCAGGGATCTCCTTGTCTGCGTAGAGAAAGCCATGCTTCTCGCACCAGTCTGCATAGGTAGTCTTGCTACGCTTGCTGATCTTGGTCTTGGAGTTGCTGAATACGAACCTAATGTCGTACTCTGGGTGTTGATTTTGAACGAGCAAGTGTTTCTGTCGGTCCTCTGTGAGGAAGCGACCTTTGCTCTCAATGATGATACCGTTCTCTAGCTTGAAGTCTGGAGTGTACTTCGCAGGTTTCATTGGTTTCACATAAGGGATAACCAACTCCTCAAAAGAAAACCCCACACCCTTGGATGTGAGGTCTTCCGCGATTCGTTCTTCCAGACCAGAGCGGAACCCATACTTGAGTCCCACCTGGTTCGTAGAGAGCGGCTTCTTAGAAGTCCTTGTCGGACTCTTCTTCTTCGCTGAAGCCATTCTGTGCAGCGGGGGTATCTTCCGCTTCGTAACCCTCTTCTTCACCGAAGCCATAGGCATCGGCACTTGCGCCACCACTGAACTCGACCAAGTCAATGACCTGGACAGCCTTCAGACGGAGCGACACCCCAGCACCGGCAATGGCCGTGTAGTAGGGCACCAGCTCGTAGGCCACCTTGACCTTGGAGCCGCCACCAATCTTCGCTTCCATCAGGGGCTTGCCCTTGGCATCAAAGATGGCTGGTCGCTGTTCGAAGGGATCGCCCTGCTTGGGGGTGACCTTGGCCTTCAGCTTGAAGCGGACGGTGACCTTGCCACTGTCCTCATCCACTGAGTAAGGCACGTCACCTTCCTTGATCTTCTTACCAGCGTTCTCCTTCTTGGCCTTGGCCACAGAGGCTGCGAACTGCTCATCCAAAAAGGTGACGATGTCCTGAGCTGCTGCTCCAGGGATCTCCAAAGAGATCTTGTACTCGCCATCAGGATTGAACTTGGTGTCGGGTTTAGTGAGATAGGGATACTGAGCAATGCCTGCAGGCGTTGTGTATCGGGGGTTCTTTGCTTTAGTCATAAAGTCCTTACTTCAAATAGCCTTCGTAGGCTTCTTTCATTTCACGAATAATCTGGTTGCGCTCAGCCACTGAGTTAGCAAACCTAAAGGTTCCATCGGGCATGACGATCTGAAACATCTGAGTTCCTTTTGAAAAGTTTGGGTATTCCAATTGTGCAACCATTGCCAATTGGTAAACGTTCAGGCGAAGCAATACCGACTGTTCACCACGTCTGTAAGATCCAAGGTTCCTCGGGCTGGGAGAGCTTCGAGTTTCTCTCGGTTCTTCTCTGAGAGCTGCTGCATGATTTCATCCCGGAAGGATTCGATCACGTCCACATCCCCATACATCTCCACAAAGCCCTCGCGGACGGTGTGGTAGAGCTGCTCGACATCCCCAGCGGTGGTCCCGAACGAGTCATGGATCATGGCGAAGTTGTCGATACCGGCCTGCTTGGCTCGCACCACGGTGAGCATCATGTGGGCGGCATCACAGGAATGGACAAAGTTGGGAGCGATCCCCTGAGACTGCTTGCGGCGGTCCAGATTGTCCTTGTCCTGGTACATGGTGAGGTACACCAGCTTGCCATTGATGGCGGTCTTCACCTTGCGCTTCTCCAGATCGGCATAGGCCTGCATCACAGGGAAACCCACAGCGGTCGACCAGCGCACCGGCAGTTCCTCTGAGGCAGCCAGAGAGGCAGCCCCTTGGAGCCACTTCATGGCCTCACCGGCTTTCACCAGCACTCGGTTCACCGCCACCCAGATCGCCTTGGCCATGTACTGGGCACCCTGGTAGCCATCACCCTGGAAGGGGAAGGCCTTGCCAGACTGCTTGGCGGGACGGATGATGTCCTCCATGAGCTGCTCCTTGAAGCCGTACTCCTTGGAGCCGTAGGCCAGCGTCATGACGGATCGCTTGGTCACCTTGCGGGTGATCCCGAAGGCTTTCCACTGGGCTGCGATGGTCTTGGTGCCTTCCTTGACGTAGGCCACACCCTCGTCGGTGTGCCGCAGCTCGTCCTCGGTTCCGTTGACCAGGTCGTCTTCAACCTGCTCCATGACCTTGTTGGCTACGAGCTGGTAAACATCGGCGGGAAGGTCACGTGGGACCAGGTTGACCGCTGATCCACCCACTTCGTCACGGAGCATGGCCGAAAAGTGTTGGATACCAGAGCATGAACCGTCCATAGCCACGGGCAGCTTTGATACGAACGACTCACCATGCTCAGTGAAACCTTTCCACTCGTAGCAAAACGCAAGGAACTGCCAGGGTTTGTCAATCTCAACACTGCCGACAGACGAACACCACCCTCGGTTGTTGTATGGATCTCCCGCGATAGCCAAAATCTCTTCTTCATTGTCTTGTACCCAATTGACACGGTCTTCAAAGCTGGCCTTGTCGTAGCCAGCAACGTTGGCGCCGTGGATTGCCAACCATTTCCATCCCTCGGAGCCCAAGGGTTTGCCGTTTGCAAATCGCAGCAGGGCTTTCTGAAAGTCTGACCCCTGGGGGTTCAGGTGGGGGACTGCGTAGATGCGGCCCCGGAAGTCGAGCTGGTAGGGAAAGAAGATCTTGCGGAACTTCTCGTACCGACGGGCAATCCCCAGCGCCATGTTGAACCCGATCCGCTGACCCAGCAGGGACAGGTTCTGGACGTGGGTCTTGGCTGCCTGGATGCGGTACTCCCGCTTGGCTTCCTCGTTGGTGTCGATGTCATGGGGTTTGGTGGGCAGTGGGAGACCCTCACGAGGAGGCAACCCAGCGATCTCCGAACCTGTCTCCCAGAGAGACTCCATGATCTCCAGCACCTGGCTGTTGATCTGCCATGCCGTCCTCTGCAGGGCGTTCACCGCCTCGTAGACGATGGGCATGTCGGTGTTCTTCAGCTCGTCCAGGTAGGCCTTGTTTTTGGTCTTGACCAGTTTCAAGGGCTTGATGTTGGAGCTGATGTACCCCCCGTTGAAGGGCGTGGTCCAATCCCTGGGGATCACCACCATGGGCTCATAGACGGGACGCAGGAACTGGGTGACCTCGTTCTTGCTCTCGATCCATTCCAGCGTCTCAGGCAGGGCTTTGACGTATTTGATGGATTGATCTTTATCAACCTTCTGGTGGGTGAGCTCGACCAGGCCGACAGACTGGATGCAGATGTCCAGGAGCTTGATGCCCACATGGAGACGGTCTGTCCTGATCCACCGCGTCCAGCCATCCTCGATTCGGTCAGCCTGACGGACAGCGTAGATGTGGCGGTAGTGGCCTGAGGTCCGCTTCTTGGCCCCGATGACCAGCTTCTCGTAGGCCTTGCGCTCGTTCTCCCGGATCTTGGAGAACCTCAGCTCGTCCTCCACAGCCGTGCCAATGGCCACACCCACGAACTGCAGGGTGCGCAGGCTTGAGATGCCAGAGAGCACAGCCTTGAGGGTCAGGAAGGCCAGCAAGCGGCTGTCCACATCCTTGACCTTGGGATAGGTCGCAGAGAACCGACCAGCGGCACCCTTGGAGCTCACCTGCTTCCAATCATCGATGGCCTTGGACAGGGTCTCCAGGCGGTGGGACAGGATGGTCTGCCCGTAGGCGGTACCCTCCTCACGACCAGCCGAGATGGCCTTGGTGACGTCTCGCAGGTACTTCTCAGCACCCCTGCGGGTCATTCCTTCCTCCAGGGAAAGCTGAAGGGACATAAGGTCTTCGTCAGGATTAAAGTGTTGCATATCCAATGGTTCCTCGTTTAGTGGTAACTCTTAGATAATATACCTTAGTAATAATTTATAAGGTATATATCTCTATGATCTCTCTAGACTATCTCTAGTCTTCTCTTCGTCTATCCAATTGTGCAACCAAAGAGTTCTCACTCTGTTCTTTTTGGTTGTCGCTTGGCAAGGGGTTGGCACATCTGTGACACATAAGTTGTCACATCCTTACCTAGGTGTGAGGGTTGTCGATGGACAATGGATTCCATCTGGCAACTCTTCCGTCAAAACAAAAAGAACCCCTTGGTTTACAAGGGGTTCTCTTCAGAGTCTCTTAGGGAAACTGTTGGTGCGGTCGAGAGGACTCGAACCTCCACAACGGTTAAGTTACTAGCACCTCAACCTGAGTACAGTGGTAGAAATCAACAGCTTACGTTGTCACAACGTCCCTAAGAGGTTTAGTAATGTCACAGCTCAATGTCCTGTGACAACTCTACACTAGCCGTTCACCACCTTCAACAGGGGTTTAGTGGATACTTGCTCAAGGGCTTCACGGCCAATGGCTAGACTATCGGGTGCGAGGTGGGCGTAACGCAGGGTGGTAGCGATGTTGGAGTGCCCCATCCACTGCTGAACCACGGCCAGATTGACCCCTCTTTGCACCAGCCTCGATGCACAGGTGTGCCTGAGCATATGCACGACAAACTGGGGATCATCGTCCATCCCAAGGTGGGACTTCAGAACCAGCCAACGTGCCCTGAGGATGTGGAAGGGGATGTCAAACAGCTTCCTGTTGGACGACCTCCTGGTCAGCACCTCAGCCACTCTGGTGGTCGCTGGGACAGCCCTCGCCTTGTCGCTCTTCGTGGAGCCAGCATGGAGCTGGACCATTCCGTTGACGAAGTCGTTGGCCACCAGACCCAGCAGCTCAGACCGCCTGAAGCCCGTGTCCACAGCCACCACGATGTAGTCCCTGAGATCGTCCAGACCCAACTGGGTGCAGGCGTTCAGGACCTTGAGCTCCTCAGCCTCAGACATCCACCGAATGCGGTGCTTGCCGGGCTTCCTACGGGGCAGCTTAGGCACCGAGGAGATCCAGCCCTGCTCAGCCGCTGTGGTCAGCATCTTGGAGATGTGAGACACCTTGCGGTTGACCGTAGAGCCAGAGTTGCCCTCATCCTCCCACTCTTCGATGGCCTCAAGGATCATCGCGGGAGTGATATCGGTCAGCAGGACCTGAGACGGGATGGTCCTAAAGACACTGTTGATAGTGGCCTTGTGACATCCATGTCCCTTGTCGGTCTTCCAGTAGAGCCTCCAGGTGAGGTCGTGGGCATCTTTGAGGGTATGCCCTAGGAAGGGTAAAGGTTGCACGGTTGTAGGGGCTTCTAGAGGGCTTCCTGAGGCTCTTAGGCGGACTATTGCCTGCGCCTCAGCCAACTCAGCCTCTTCACGGGTAGCATAAGTCTGGCGGAACCTGTCAGCCTTGCTGCCGACGCTAACCATCCAGGACTTACCCCTGGGATATATTGGCATTCTTATCTCCTATCA